ATTAAATGCCTTGTAAATGTCAAATTTGAGCTTCCTACAACAAACATCTGCTTTAGATATTGTGGTACGCCTAAAAAAGTGGTAATATTTGCCAATGATAGAAAAATGCCATTCGATTCATGGAATTTTGTATGCAAAAGCATATGGTATTGGCATTTTGACGAGTATTACAATCGAGTAGGCGAGGATGGATTGACTGACAAATATGTTATTGAGTTATTACAACAAGAACTTAACAAAAACAAATAAAATGCAAGTAAATGAAAATATTACAATAGATTGGCGACATAATGTTGCCGATAAACAAACAGTATGTGCAATCACAGTTGAAAACCGTCAGATTCTTGGAGTTTCCAAGGTAGGACATGGTGATATGTACTGCAAAAAAGTTGGTCGTAAATTGTCGTTAACACGTGCATTGGCAAAATCTGATTTAAACAGATCTGATCGTACAACAGTTTGGACGACTATAAGAGACAAAGGCGTTAAGTTAGTCTAGTCCCAGAGAGTTGAATTGGGTGAAGGCTTAGTAGTATCGAACTAAGGAGATTTAATCTTAACAAATATGTAATGGAGTGTATGTAATGAGAGTATTTAGCCTTAAGCTAAGCCAACCTAATACATACATTCCTTACTTAAAACATGGGGCTATGACAGAGTTGGCAATGTAATAATCAATACAGACTCCGAGCGACTTCTTGCGATTATGTCACGGGTTTGAGTCCCGTTAGCCTTACTAAAACAATAATATGAAACAATACATATGTGCCAGCTGTAAATGCATCTATGAGGCTGTAATATGCCCTAATTGTGGCTCTGTAGTCACATGTGAAGAATAATAATAAAACTACTACTGAATGCATTATGAAAGCTTAGAATTATCCGGAGGATATATGGGCTTAGGGATTGCCAGAATCCTGTTTGATTGAGGTAAGATAAATTTAATTAGCGTTGGAATTTCACGGAGACACAGCCACGAGACTGAAATGGAATTTGTGCAAAAGTAAGTCAATGCTAATATTTCTGCTAATTTTAATTTATTCCACTGGAAATGGATGGTAGTTTTTTAAATAATAAATGGTAGCCCAATTAGCTCAGTCAGGCAGAGCAATTCTTTATAAGCGTAATCCCGTAGGAGTTAAGTAGCATATGTGAAAATCACTTAGGCGGTCAGAACTAATATTGGATGGTCGGGAGTTCGAATCTCTCATGGGCTCTAACTAATTAATAATCAATAAATGAAAGATAGAATTAAATGTCCAAACTGTGGATTTATTCACAAAATAGGCATAGATTGTCCTAAATGTGGATATGATTATTATCCATTTGATCCAAATTGGGACTAATATGTGCACATGTTATATAATTTCGGATCTTCACCTCAGTCATAAAGGAATGGCTGAATATAGAGGGTTTAAATCAGTCGAAGAGCATGATGCTCATATAATATCCCAATGGAATAAAATAGTCCACAATAAACGTGATTTGGTCTATATTCTTGGAGATATTACGCTTGAAACAAGTAAATATTATCATTTGCTAGATAAATTAATGGGCAGAAAGATAGTAATACTTGGAAACCACGATAGGCATCAAGATGTGCCAGAACTTCTAAAATATGTCGAATCTGTAGCTGGAGTAATGGATTACAAAGGATATATATTATCCCATTGTCCAATAGTCTTATCAGAACTTGGCAAATATCGAGCTAATATTCATGGTCATATTCATAAAAACTCTCTATTACATCCTAAATACGTAAATGTATCTGCTGAGAATATAGGATATATGCCTGTGACATTAGAACAAATATTACTGTTACGTAAACAAAAAGAACTATCTCAAGATGAAACAGTTGAATAAAAGAACCATTTTTACTCCAGAAATGCTTGTTAAGTATAATTTTGGTCTATTTATAGTAAAAAATACAAATGAAAGCATTTTTAAACGACCTAGTTATTTTGCAACAATATCATTCAAATTAATATGGAGCCTAGAATCCACTATTAAAAAATATGGTAGATGCAATTTCCTAACAGACGGATGGTTTTTTCCAATGGCAGATACCAAAGAAGAACTTTGCAAGCTTCTAAATGAAGATCCTGTTGGATTTAGAATAATGAAAAAATGGGAAGTCTTGTATATTATTTTTAAAAGAAAGCAAGGATTCCGATGAAACGGTTGAGTGATGATAAAGAAGTAATAGATAGTGTTTATTCTTATCTATTAGATTTTAATGAACGCAACGATTGGCAATACATGATTAGAACGCTGAATAAATCCAGACTTTGCGACTTAACATTGCCAGAATTTAAGATGTTGTTTTTGTACGCCACATCTGAAGATTATAAAAACTTATAAGATTATACTGCATGGTCGCAATTGCGATAGTGTAAGTCAGGGCGGTAGCTCATTTTGCTAGAGCACTCATAGTCTGTGTCTACACAGTAATTCTATGGGAGGTGATGAGTTGGAATCTCATGCGCCCACAAATTAAACTTGATGACGTTTTTTGAAAGACCGAGCAGCACATCGGTTCGAATCCGATGCACTCCACTGAGTATCAGCTAATTAGCAATCGAAAAGCTAATATTGTATAAACAACAACTGGTTAATTCGAATAACTCCAGTGAGAATATATAGCAAACTGATACTTTCTTATACGCACACCAATTGAACGTTAACCAGTCGCGTTAGTACTGTCGATGGCAACTATTGAGTTGCAACACGGGGTGCACAGGTATTGACTGGCGGGATAAGTAGACTAACAGAGAGTTTAATCATGCCAAACGGCAAAACAATCAATCTTTTCCAGAACGTGGCTATGGCTGCGTAATTAGGAACGTTTCCAAGGGTGTACGTCAACACCCTTATCAATTTAACCCAAAACAATTACATTATGAATAAGTACTTAGTAAAATACATTCCAACATATGGAACGCCAGAAGTTTCAGAAGTTGTTGAAGCAGATAGCGAGTTAGAGGCTGGTCTTAAAACTCCTAAATATTTTAAGGATAAATCAATAACAAGTATTACGTTAATTAAGTAGCATTATGAATGTTATATTCCTTGATATAGATGGGGTAATGAACTCCCAAGTATTCTACACCGAGCGTCATAAAAAACGTTGGTTTAAATTTGTCACTTATAAATGGTGGTTGATATCTAAATTTAGATACATTTTCAATGGATTTAAACATAAAGGATATTCACTTGCTAATTATAAGCCAGATCCAAAGCGTTTTGAATTTAAATACACATTCAATCGCTTAGTCGAAGAAACTGATCCAAGGAAATGGAAGTGGCTGTCTGAATATTGTAATGCATATGATTATAAAATTTGCATATCTTCAGTTTGGAAAAATCATTTTAAAGATACCAATGATTGGAATAAATCACTAATTGCACTAGGATTTAGAAATGATATATTCGTTGGAATCACTGGCAATCGCAGAACTCTTAGGGGAGATGAGATTAAAGAGTGGATAGACAATAATGATGTAGATAAATATGCTATAATTGATGACGATAGTGATATGTTGGCAGAGCAAATGTCATCGTTTTTTCACGTAGATGGATATTATGGACTAACTCCTAATGTTTTATACAGAATTAAACGTCACTTTGATAAACCAATTAAATAAAGTACAATATGATTTTACAAATATGTGGACACCTAATTGACACTCAGTATATCTATGAAATTACTGAAGTAAAGACTACTTTCTACGATATATATCACGGATACGGTTGTAGCGGTGGATTTAATATTAATTTTTTGAATCAAAAGTCTATTTTGATTGAAGCAGATTCAAATGGAGTAGAATATAGAACAATGCATACTCCTGAATATAAAAAGGCTGAAGCTAAGATCTCCAGACAACTTAACGACGTTAGAGATCAGCTTATTACCAAATGGAAAGCTAATCAATTGGCTATTCCTAAAATTGAATTCATTTAATCATGAACTATAAAAACGCAGAAGTACTCCTTACTATTCAGTTAGATGGAGCCCTTTCTCTACGGGGAAAGTACAACGCAGTCAATAAACTTGACGAAAACGGTAAAAAAGTAGTAGCAATCGAACGTAACAGTGCCGGTGCAATTGAAAAAAATGAGGTCATCAGACTTCAGACAGTACAATTGCCGTCTTACGCTGAAGCCAGCTCTAACACAAAGCTTGGAACAGCATTTGTAAACCACGCTATCTCTGAAGATGGTCGTCCAAAAACAATCTCAGCAGGTATGTGGAATAAGATGAAACCATCAGTACGCCTTAATCTTCATGTGAAGAAATACGCTGAGGACATGTATCCTGGTTGTGAATACACTTACGAAGTAATTGCAGGCGATGAAGAAGATCAGGATTAAAGCTACCAAAGTCTCATTTAACCATGAGAGACAAGTGTTGATCCAAGTGCTTGAAAATGTCAAAGCCTTTAGTGATAAGGGTATTCGGAAAGACAAATTAGTCTATCAAACAGTTGAAAAATGTCAATATTAACCAATGAAAGCTACATTACTTAAAAAAGCCCGTAAGCAAATTCGCATCCTTAATAGGGAAAATCAAATTGCCAATAAAACTGATAAGTTTTGTTCAGTAATTAATGGCAGAGGAAGGGATGTGTCTATTTGCAAAACATCTAAGGGTTCTCGTGTTTACATAAATTTTGGCAATGCCAGAAATCGACACAGAGAAGAGGTTTTAGCGTTTGCAAGATCGTTTAACAAAAAAGCTTGGTGGAATGTATTTTCCTAAAATCCACAAAACTAGAGAACAGTTAGAATTCATGCTTATGTCTATGCTATTAGAATATGGCGAACAAGAAGATGTGGATATGGCTGTTCTCTTAGCTAAGAACTATAAAATCACAGAGGCAGATGCTTTATACGCTATTCAGGCATATGAGGCTATGCCATCTGAGGATTATGAAATGCAATCTAAAAAAATTGAATATGCTACATAGAGCATTTATAGTATTTCAATATCCAGTATTAATATTAATTGCTATGCTTGGAATTGCTTTGTTTCCAATAAGTATTATTGTTTATATTATTTTTGGATACAATATTCCCAATGAGGCAATACTTAAATTAGTAGAAATATCAAACGAAGATGAAGGAGTATAAAATAAGAATACCAAATGCTGACACTAGAGAGCAGGTTTTAAATAAGGCATATTCATTAGGATATAACTGGTCTGATGGGATATGTCCACTCACTTTTCTTGGAGCCGCGAATAAACTATATATTAGAGATAATGATATAACTTATGGAGAATCTGATCTTGTGTTTGGGCAATTTGATTCCCCTGAAATTTCCTACCAAGATTTTCTTCGTATTGGAGAACTTCAAGAAGACCAATTACAGCCCGTTTTAACAACTTTAAATACAAATACAGAGATTATGTCAGAATTAACATTAAAATGCTCAAAAGAGCCTAAAAATGCCAAGAATCTAACCGTAGGTAATGAATATGTTGGTATCCTAATTGATGCCGATGGAACACAGGTGGATGCAATCAAGGATGCCAAGTATTTCATGTGTACTAATAATAGTGGTAACGAAGCGCGCTATTCAATTTCTTTATTTCAAGAGATTGCAGTACAAAGAGCAGCTCCACAAAGAAGGCCAGTGCCACCGCTGCCACCGCCAGTTGCAACAGCACCATTTGAAGACTTTATCAATGATACAGAGAATATGGTATTTATTAATTCAGTTGAAGAAGATGATGAACATTACTTTATTGAAGTTGAATTAGCAAATCCGAGAGAAGGAGAGGCTCCATCACAAGTAGAATTGGATGATGCTCTCGATTATTACTATTCCAACGTATCATGTGGAGTTGGCCAAATTGATGGATTGAACGATTTCTATCCAGAATTAGTTGGCAAATTGAGAACATTCAATGCAGGCTATTATGGTGGCGTAATTACTGAAGAGCAAATTCAGTTAGCTGCAAAATCATTGCTTGAAGCAGTATTGCAGAAAATCTGCGTTGACAGAACTAAATCATTCTTAGTGTTATCTACTAATGATGGCGTGCCAACTGTAGTTGCTGCTATGGATCAAATTGCAGACCCTCAAGGCAATGTTTCTGGTCGCAATGTGAATTCTGGTAATAACATTCATGTTTGGATCTTTAAAAACGTATAATATGAAGATAATAATTGACTTAGCATACTTGAAACGAGTGAAGCTTAATGTCAATGAATATCTTACTCTAATGGTTTTAAATAGCCCAGATAAACAAATACCATACACACCTCAAAAGGCTGATATTCTATCGCTTCATCAAAAAGAAATTGTCAATTGTGCCGGCAGTAATATGGAATTATTACAGCGTGGAAAAGACATTCTTGATGGAGTGGTGGAATTAAGGCCATATGAAGAGCTTGTTGAAGAACTTAGGGTATTATATCCATCAGGTAAAAAAGATGGCAAATATCCATGGAGAGGGTTCTCTAAAGACATTCATGCAAGACTTCGTAAGTTGGATAAAAACGCTGGATTAGACAAATATTCTAATGCTGACTTGACAAATGCAGTAAAAGAATATGTTACTCAGTTTACGCCACAGACAATGGATAAGGGTATGCAGCTTCTTCAATATTTTATTGAGAAAGATGGCAATAGCTCGTTAATTGCTTGGCTAGAATCTGATGATAAAGAGTCCATAACAGCATCGCCAATGACTTTGAGGTTATGAAGTGGCTATTTGTATTCCTAGCAACTATTGGATATTTACTAAACATTAAAGGGCTTTATAAGGCTTCTTACATTGTTTGGTTAGTATCTAATAGCTGCTGGGCTATTTATTTTTTAATTACCAGAGAGTATGAATCGATGTCTATGTTTATAATATATGACGTCTTATGTATTTATTCATTAAGTAATCAATGGAAGACAACGAAAAATTAGAGTGTTTATATTACGAAACTGACACTGACCCACAAACCGTCACAGAGGTAATATTAGACTATATGTTTAACAAGCCGCGACCAACAACTTATACTGATGAGTTTTTTACAAAAAAACAATGCGACTCTTATAGGAATAGGTCTATTGATGACATGATTCTTATTGTTAAGGCATTTATTCCAGAAGCTACATGTAAAGATGTTATCGATGCAGTGGTTGAGATTAATAAAGTAAGGCTTTTAGATAAGACTTTAAATTCAATATTGATATATTATTGTTCAGATATCAATAAGCCAGTCTTTATGCTTAATTCAGGTGCATATAATTTCTGGAATGATCTTATATATAAAAGTCATCTACCAGGAAATTGGCAATGGGCATCAAAAGTAAATTCACAGTATTCAATTGAAGAATTGTGGAAAATTCACACAGGAGAAATAAAGGAAGAGAAGGAGGAGGATGATAAAGAGAGTAATCGACAAACTGGAGGAGAATCGACAGAGAAGAGTTGATGGTGATATTATCGCAATACCATGGAGTACATTACCAAGATTAAATACAATACTGCCTGGTATTCAGCAAGGTAAATATTATTTATGCGGGGCGAGAACGAAAGTTGGCAAGACTATGCTTACCGATTATTTGTTTATGTATGAACCATTCGAATGGTGGTACTCTAATCGTAATAATACAGATATAATCCCTACAATCAAGTATTTTTCCCTTGAGATGAGCTCAGAGCTTAAATGGATATCAGCAATTTCTTATAAGCTATTTAAGAGTTATGGTATTATAATTTCACCACAAAAATTACAATCAGTATTTAAGGATTATATTCTTGGTGAAGATATAATTGCAATAATTAAAACCAAGGAATTTCAACACTGGCTTAAATTATTTGAAGAAAGAGTGACATTCTTTGATTCAATTAGAAATGGAACTGGGATATTCAAATATTTACAAGAAGACTCGCTATCTAAAGGAGAATGGACTTACAAAGAAATGCCTTGGAGAAATCCTGACGGTTCTGTTGAGATGAAGAAAGCCAGAGATAAATTTATTTATAAAAATCCAAATGAATATCTAATAGATATCACAGATCATCTAGGAATTTTACATCCTGAGAAGGGTGAAAGTATTTATCAGGCTATTCAAACCTTTAGCAGCAATTATTGTATTGATCTAAGGAATAATTACAATAGAATACCTGTTAATGTCCAACAAATGAGTGCTGATAGTGCTGAAGCTGCATATACTGGTGGAGGAAGAATAATCTTAGATAAAGTGAAACCTACAGATCGGGATCTTTCTGACAATAAGCATACAGCCTTAGATTTAAATGTGATGATTTCATTGTTTTACCCAGCATTATACGGACTACCAGAATATGAAGGTTGGGATTTATCAAGAATAGGCAAAAATCACAGAGAGTTAATGGTTAATCTCAATAGAGATGGTATTAGCAATGCAAGTGTTCAATTAATGTTTCTAGGAGCCTGCAACCACTTTGAAGAATTACCTAGAGAGCCATCTGAAAAGACATATGAACAAATCAGACACTATCAACAAATAACAATTTAAAATGGAACTAATTGATTTAACAAAAATACTAAAAGTTGGGGATGAGGTTTATTATATTATTAGTGGACAATCCACAATAGTAACAGAGATTAAAGCTGCTACATATCCAATTGTATGTAAAGCGGTGACTGTTACAAAAGATGGAAGGCTCTACAATAATTATGATAATGGCGAATGTGTAATTTTCCCATCGAAAACTGAGCGCGATTGGAGTAAATATATCCAACAGAAAGAATCGCAAAAGTTATTGAAAGAAGCTAAGTTGAGGTATCCAATTGGAACTAAAATTAAATCAGCAGTTGTTCCATCCATTATTGGAATTATTAATGGAAATCCATTTCTATATGTAGATGGAGATATTTCTATTGAAGTTATCGACAATAAAAATAGATCATTTAAAGTAACACTTTATTATGCCGACAATAAGAAATGGGCTGAAATTGTAAAAGAACCATTGTTTATTACTGAGGATGGAATCGAACTTTGTGATGGAGATTCTGTTTGGTATTGTAGAAAAGATTATTATACTTCACCTATAATTTCATTATTAGCTAAGGATGCAAATCCGAGTAAATCTGAAAATTTGCTGTATTTTTCAACAGAACAAGCTGCTAAAGATTGGAAATTTAAAACTTTTAAAGACAAATCTCCATTTACCCAAGATCAGCGCGAAGAAATAATTCGTTTAATTAATATGTATAAATAATGGCAGAAATTGGCGTGAATTGTTTTGTATTTAAAAATTAATCACTATCTTTGATATCTAATAAAAAGATATCAGATATGTATAAACTAGATTACAAAGATCATTCACAAAATGCTGGGATTTATAAAATAACAAATGTTATTAACAACCTATCTTATATAGGATCTGCAGTTAATTTAAAAGCTAGACTCCAAAGACATCATTACGATTTGATAAATAAAAGGCATAATAACCTTCATCTTCAAAGAAGTTTTGAATTAAATGGACTTGATGCATTTATAGTTGAAATATTAGAGGAATTTGAATTTATTAAACGAGAAGATCTTTTAAAAATTGAAGAAAGCTATATTGTAATAAATGATTCAATTAGAAATGGGTTTAATCAAATATTAAATAACTCTCTTCACTTTGGATGGTTAAATAAACAAAAAGATCACATAAATTCAAATAATAAGATAAACTCTAAACCAATATTTGTTTTTAATAGGTTTTCTGGAGAAAGAGAATTTGAATTTGATTCAATTTCAGATTGTGCCAAATATTTAAATTTAGAAAGTACAAATATTTCTCAATGCTGTAAAAAAAGGCTGCGTTATCTTAAAAATTATACGTTCTGCTATAAACAGGACTTTGATGAAAATAACAATTATATATGCAATAGTCATTGGGCAAAAGATAAACCAATGAATCCTAATCATAGAGAAAGGTTAACTAATATCAACATCAATAGGTTGGGGAAAAAGATATATAAGTACGATTTGAACTATAATTTAATTGAAATTTACGCGTCTAGATCAATAGCAGATAGAGAAAATGGATTTAAAACAGAAACCCTAAGATGGCAAGCAGGTAAGAATACTCCATATATGGGTTTTTATTGGTTTTATCAAGAATATAAACATAAACTATAAAAATGAGTGATGATAAATTAATATTGCCAAAAACAGTAAGAAAAGCTACAGCAGTAGATCCGAATGTTTTACTTCTGTATTCTACAATGAAAGCAGGGAAAACTACTATCTGCGCAAAGCTTCCAAATGCTTTAATGGTAGAAATAGGCCCAGAGAGAGCTGATTTTGTAGATGCAATGACTATTCAAGCTAGAAGCCCTAAAGAGTTTGAAGAAATTTGTAATTTAATAATTGCAGAAGGATGCCAATACGATTATGTAGTATTTGATACCGCCACAATTCTTGATGATTGGTCGGAAATAATTGGTACTCTTGAATATATGAATAAAATGCAAGGTAAAAGATTCAATCGTGATTCTGCTGGCAATGCATTTTCTCCTAAAGACTCTAGATTTGAAACAGTACATTCATTTAGAGAGGGATATCAGTATTCACGCAATAAAATGAATGATTGGTATAGTTTAATGACCAAGACAGCCAAACATGTAATAATATTAGCTCACGTTAAGGATAAATTTATTGAAGCAAAATCTGGAGATTCAGTTGAAGCAATTGATATAAACTTAACCGGAAAAGTAAAATCAAATTATTGCATTCGTGTAGACGCTGTAGGACACTTCTATCGCAAAGGAGGACAAGGACTTATTAAGTTTGATAATGAGAACTCTGTAGTGTGTGGTGGAAGATGCACTCATCTTCATGGAGACATTGAGATCTCTGAAAAAGCTGAAGATGGCTCAATCATTACACATTGGGATCGTATTTTCACCCAAGAAAAATTTGAATAATGATGATATTAAACTTAATGTACCCAGAAGAGAGTGAGATTAAATTTAAAATATCTCAATTCCCTGATGGGCAACAGGACATTGTTATTGATTATTGCGATTATTCTCCAATAACAATAAAGTCAAGATTTAATTCATTTAAAGATCTTGAATTAATTATTTGTGCCACAAAAGCATTGCGCAGATTAGACGTAAATCCAATACATCTGTACATTCCATATTTACTAGGCGCAAGAAGCGATCGTCAATTTCAAGAAGGTGGTACATCTTATTTGGTTGATGTTATTTCTCCAATTATTAATAGTCTTAATTTTAAAACAGTAACAGTTATGGATGTTCATTCAGATGTAGCTGCTGCTTGTATTAATAATCTTAAAACTACTAGCAATTTAAGCCTTGTTGAAGAATCACTCGAATTAATCAATAGTAAAAACTTCATATTAGTTTCTCCAGATGCTGGTGCGCTAAAGAAAGTATATAAAATTGCAGATTCAATTGGATATAAAGGCGATGTTATAACATGCAGCAAAAGCAGAGATGTTAATGGAGTCCTCAGTAAAACTATCGTACCATGGGTTTATAATTCAGAAAAAGACGATAGAATTATTATTGATGACATTTGCGATGGCGGCGCTACATTTATAAAGATTGCTCAAGAAATGAGAATACAAGGAGTAATTGGCAAAATTTATCTTATTGTTACCCATGGAATTTTCTCCAAACTATTCAAAGAACTTTCTAAATACTTTGATGGTATATATACTACTGATTCAATCAGGGAAGATTTTGATTGGGAACAAAAAGAACGCGATAATACTGAGATATGCAAGATAATTCGTATTTAAACGATAGAAAGGCGATTGATAGACTTAAACGAGAATACCAAGAGCATAAATCGTTAGTTATTGGTTTTGATTTTGACTGTACTATCTTTGACTTTCATAAGGAAGGATTACATCTTCAGCCAGTAATTGATCTATTAGTAAGATGTAGTAATCTTGGTTTTACTATGTGTTTACACAGCCTAACAGACGAAAAGAGTTCGTATTATCCAAAAGTAAATGAATCAATGAGGCTTGGGATAAGAGTTGACTTTATTAATGAAAGTCCAGTAATGAATAGTCAAAATATCTTGTATAATAATAAGCCATTCTATTCAATATTACTCGATGATCGAGCTGGGTTATCCTCGGCTTATAATATTTTATCCACAACATTAAACGAATTGCAATTATGAGAAAAAGAATTAGTCCAATATTTTATAAGGACTTTTATAAAGCGGATCATCGCCCACAGTATCCAACTGGAACTGAATTGGTTTATAGTAATTTGTGTCCCAGAAGTAATAAATACGCCCCAGGTCAGAGCGATAAAGTCGTAGTCTTTGGCCCTCAATATCTTACTAAAGAGTATCTTATTGATCGCTGGAATGAAGATTTCTTTAATAGAGATCATGACGAAATTATTACTGAATATAAATCATTAATGGATCGCTGTCTCGGCCCAGACGCAGTCGACGTAAAACATATTTCTGCATTGCACAAATTGGGATATCTTCCAATTGAAGTAAAATCATTACCAGAAGGAACGCTAGCTCCAATTGGAGTGCCAGTGTTAACAATCAAGAATACGTTGCCAGAATTCTTTTGGTTGACAAATTTCCTCGAAACATTGATTAGCAATATTCTCTGGAAGCCAATGACATCTGCAACAACCGCTTATCAATACCGTAAGGAATTTGAAAGGCACGCTGCACTTACTGGTAGTCCAGTAGATTTTATTGGATGGCAAGGTCACGACTTTTCTATGAGAGGAATGTCTGGCATTGAAGATGCTTGTATTTCTGGTGGAGCTCATTTAGTTTCATTTAATGGGACAGACACTATTCCAGCAATCAAATGGCTTGAAGAATATTACAATACTGATACATTAATTGGCGGTTCTGTGCCAGCTACGGAACACAGTGTTATGTGTATGGGTGGTATGGAAGACGAATTAGGCACTTTTAAACGTCTTATTACAGAAATATATCCTAAAGGCATTGTAAGTATCGTTTCTGACACTTGGGATTTCTGGAAGGTTATGACAGAGTATTTGCCAGCTCTTAAACATGAAATCATTGCTCGTGATGGCAGAGTTGTTATTCGTCCTGACAGTGGTGATCCTGCAGATATTATTTGTGGACAGAATCCTAAAGATTGGACAAGAAGCACTCAGGATATTCCTAAGCAAATTGGTGCTTATGAGATTCTTTGGAACACATTTGGTGGCACCATTAACGACAAAGGATATAAAGTTCTTAATCCTAAAATTGGAATGATCTATGGCGATTCTATTACATTAGAGCGTCAACAAGATATTCTAGCTCGTTTGGAAGCTAAAGGTTTTGCCGCAAGTAATCTTGTATTGGGCATCGGTAGTTACACTTACGAATATGTAACAAGAGATTGCTACGGTTTTGCAATGAAAGCTACATATGGCGAAGTTAATGGCATTGGAAGAGAAATCTTCAAAGACCCAAAGACTGACACTGGAATGAAAAAATCAGCCAAAGGATTGCTTTGCGTTAAAGATGGAGTTCTAAAAGATCAATGCACTTGGGAAGAAGAGCAAACAGGTGATTTGCGCACAATATTTATCAATGGTAAGTTAATCATTGATGAATCTATTAGTGTAATCAGAGAAAGATTATTAAATCAGTAAATTTTAAAACAAGTATATATGCTAAGTACTAATGGTATTGTAGTGAAGAGTGGTGAGTCAAAGTATCTCACCTATGGTGTGCAGGATGTAATGGTAGTTAGCGGAGAAGTTCGCGTATCTCCTAATGGTTACAAAACAGTTACTTTTGGGATGGAATCTCCAGAGGTTAAATCTGCAGGATTTGAGCCAGATCCATCGTCTAAACGTGGTGGTAAAGTTGGTCGTGTAGAATTCGCTGGTTATATCAACGAAGCTGAAAAAGATAATGCTGCACTAGCTGAATTTCTCAGTAAAGTAAGTATTCTTGCTCAAAAACTTGGTGTATTGGATGCAGTAAATGCTATTCAAGCCCCCAATGTTGAAGAGTATGTTGATCGTTTGATTCCAATCATTCGTGGTAAATTTGCATGGTGGGCTATTACAGGTCGTGAATATGTAAAGAAAGGTACTGACAAAGTTGGTATTACTTTAGGGATTCGTCGCTATGGATTTATTGCTTCTGAAGAGGAAGGGAAAGATCATCTTCGTGCTTTTGATAAGTCTAATAAATACGACTACAAAGCAGAAGCCGTTCCGTCTAACGATCCAACAGGTGATGACGTTGCAGATATTCCTGCAGCAGCACCTGATCAATGGGAATTTTAATTGTTTGCATTTGATTTTTAATGTGAGGGCTGCCTACGGGTGGCCCTTTTTATTTTAATACACATGAAATTATTATCTGAATATAAAAATATTAAAGAATGTCAACTTATTAAGAATCAAGGAGACCTAGCAGTAGTAAGGTATATCCTAGTTGACGAATTGTTAGAAGAAAGGTATCCTAATGGCGAATATGCAATGGTTAGAATGACATTAATTAGAGAAAATGGAATTCCTTTTGCAGACACAACGCAACCATATGAGCTTGTAGAATTGTTAAAATAAATTTATGATATCTCTAAGAAATGTTTTAACCCAGCGAAACCTCTACGATAAAATAGATTCGTATGCAATATTTAAAGCCTATTGCAAGAATTTTAGAGAAGTTGGTAAAAACTTTTCATCTGAATTTAGAGAGGATTCAACACCATCATGCAGAATAGAACGCATAGGTGGTGATTTATTGTACACTGACTTTGGCGAAGGTAGTTATTATGCTATCCAATATGTAATGCGCAAATTTTCATTAAGCCGTCATGATGCTCTTAGAAAGATAAACTTCGATTTTAATCTCGATATGATTGATTTCAATAGAAGTGACACGATTCTTCCCAAGACTCAAATAGTAAAGGCTAATTGGAATAATACTGAGCGTAGAGAAAAGACCCCTACAATTATCAAAGTCAAATATTCAGGATTTACTGCTGATGAATTACGTTATTGGGATAGTCATGGATGGACATTTGACATGCTTCAAAGAGCATCTATAAAATCCATAAGCAATTTCTGGATAACCATGGAACATATAGGCATGATTGATGTGCCGTTTAGCGTAAGGGACGAGATGGCATTTGTCTATGACTATTATATGCATGAAGGCGTATTTAGGCGTAAAATATACTTCCCAGAACGTCATGAGCGCAGGTTTATATCTAATGTTGACAATACCATTATTCAGAATTGGGATATTCTCCCCAAAAGCGGTGGCGATATTCTATGGATTACTAGTAGTAAGAAAGATTGCGGCGGAATTTGGCATCTAAACGGACATTATTGTAATGCAGTTGCCCCGAATAACGAAATAACATTCCTTAATGAAGAGGTATTTTGGACTAAGATTAAGCCCCGCTGGAAGAGAATTATTGCTTGGCTTGATAATGATAAGACAGGTATAGAAAATGCTCTTAAATGGGCTAAAAAATACCAAATAGAGGCTGCATGGAATCCAATTAATGCTCCTAAAGATCCATCAGACCTTTGGAAGCAAGATGGTGGCAGAATTGTTAATCAAGTAATGCAAAAATTCATAAACAATGGCAGCTAGATATAAACCAGATACCATAAACAGTGCTAAGAATGTATTCTTTAATGTTATGTCTAAATCAAAATGCAATGTCAGTATTTGGAGTGAAGAGACATTTGGAAGTACATTGATGACACTTGAGGAAATGCAAGAACTACGCAGAGTAGTAAATAAGTCAATAATACTAATGATTAATACACAAAAACAATGACTACTAAAAAAATTGGGCTACCCATGTGGAAGACTGGAGATAACTCCTTTGGATCAACTCTCAGTTATATAATGTATTTACAGAAATTTGGCGAGGTAATTCCTCTTATGCCAAAACACACACTTCGTACAGATTTGGACTTACTAGTACTCCCAGGTGGTGTAGATATTAATCCATTGACATATGGAGAATTGCCAGATTTCTTTACGCAAAAACCAGACTTACACAAAGAACATTTTGACAAGGTTTATCTACCACAATATATTGCAGCTGGAATACCTGTGCTTGGAATTTGCAGGGGCAACCAGTCGATTGCCGTACACTTTGGAGGAAAACTCATACAAGATATGAGTCATGAAACCAATAAGCCAGATGATCCATATTCACCGGTTCATCAAATGATAATTCCTGACAATGTCAATCTTAAAATCGAGATTCCTCAACACAGAATGATTGCAGTAAACAGTAGGCATCATCAAGTTGTGGCTAGGCGTAATTTCCCAGATTGTTTGACAATTATTGGACAACATCAACGCGATAAAACCATTGAAATGATTGCGCATAAAACACTGCCAATCGTTGGTATTCAGAGTCATGTAGAAGACACGTTTGATACAGATTCTGCTAAGTTTTTTGCAAGTATAGTTAAATTCTTAATAACCGAAAAAGTTTCAATACTATGAGTTGGAATATTAACTATGATCTTTCTTATGTTTTTAATAAAAAGATTAAAGTTGAAAACAAAAGAGACATGGCTTGTTTTTCTCGGATATTCTCACTAGTAGACGGCTCGCCTGTATCTGACTTGAAAATTAACGTATTTGTATTTACAAGAAAAGAAGGTGCTTCATATCGAGAGGGCAATCAAATGTCATTTACTATTGATGAAGCTAATGAATTCTTTGGGAAATGTTCTAAATTATTTGATCCGCCAATTATTAGAGAAGTCACAAAAGAAGAATTACAAAGTCTTGATGGATATAGAAAGCTTGGAGATGTTTTGTGTTTTCAATATGATTTCTCAGGCAAAACGCCTATATACATAAAATCAGCATTAACACTTAGTCGATATATGTATGAAAGTGGAGATAATTTTGGAGTAGTAGCTAGATTAGCACTGGATTTTAGTAATAAATTACCACAGATTCCATTCATTGAGATATTTGCAGTCTGTCATAATGCTGAAAATACTAACACAAATGGACATTCATTATTTTCAGTTAGCAGTATGGTCAAAGATCCATCAATTTATACTGAAGAATGTATTTACAATAAACTTCAAAAAAGTGGATCATTTGGTATTAATCAAACATTTGGATTTTATTATCCAAGCAACTACGTATGCGAAAGGAATTCTCAAAGACAAGTAATCACAGAAGAAGTAATTATTAATTTTAAAAGAATATCATGTTAAAAATATTTATACTAGGATCACAAAACTATGCAAATTGGATACAAGCCAGAACCGAAGTTGAATTTGTTGATTCAGTAAAAGACGCTGATTTGGTGTTCTTCACAGGCGGTTCTGATGTGAATCCATCTATTTATGGCGATGTAAAATATCGTACCACATATTGTGACGAGAAACGTGACGAATATGAATCTGCAATTTACAAAGAAGCGTTGGCGAAGAAAGTGCCTATGATTGGCGTGTGCAGGGGAAATCAATACCTTACCGCCATGCAACCAAAAGGATTTATCATTCAAGATGTAACTAATCACGGAATGAATCATTCTATTAAATTCATGGATGATTATACTGATGAGGAATATGCAGTTTCGTCGACACATCACCAAATGGCATATCCATTCAATGTTAGAAATCACGAGATCATTGCATATGCATCACCAAGGATTTCTCAGCATTACATGACTGGTACTGGCAAAGTAAGTGGTGGCATTCCATATGAAACTGAGATTGTGTTTTATAAAGACACAAAATGTTTCGGAATACAGTGGCATCCAGAATTTCTAAGTAACTCAAACCCAGTACTTAACAGAACCTTTGAATTAGTTGTTGATCGTTTAAAATTAAAAATATAATATGAAGAAGATAGTTGTATATGGCAGTTTGCGCCGCCAACATGGTAACTGGAGATATCTAATCAATCAAGAGCCATTAGTAACTGAAGTAATTAATATCCCATTTAAAATGATCTCATTAGGTGGATTTCCTGGATTAATTCCATCGGAAGAAAACAATGACATCACAGTAGAAATTTATGAAGTAAGTGAAGATACTTACAAAGCAGTTGAAAACTTGGAGGGATACCCAAATTTCTATCAGAAGGCTTTAGTGCCAACCTCGCTAGGAGAGCTTGAAATCTATGTATTATTAAGTCCTCGTTATGCCGTTAATCCTACATTTGTAGAAAATGGCGATTGGAATTCTTATTTAACTCCACGATATGCAAAATATATTTAAACCTCAATTGAGGACAAAAAACTTCAGCGCAGTAGACCTTAAAGCTGCAAATGCAGGTATTGGGGAATTTCCAGCCAGAGCAATAGTTCGCCTGGGAAGTAGAACCTCAACACAAGAAGCATTTCCAAAGTCATTTGGCAAAAGGAGAATTATCGAAGTAAATACAGTTCAATCTATTGAAAATAGTCGTAATAAACTATTAATGAAAGATTGTTTTGCAAAGCTTGAAATACCTCAATCTAGATGGTTTTTACAAGATGATCGCAGAAATGTTGGAATTGCTTTATTAGATAGAAACGTAAATGAACAAATCGAAATTTCAGAATTGCCATACCCAATCTTAGCGAAGAAAATCTGCGGATTTAAAGGTCATGGCATGGTTAAAATTGACAATGTTGAGCAAATGACTGAATTCTTGTCAAAAAGGTTGCCAGATTACTACTGGGAACAATATTTTAACGGGAGCGCTGAATATCGTTTGCATGTGACTGAAGATGGATGTTTTATGGCTTGGCGTAAATTACGTAAAGCTGACACTCCAGATGATCGTCGCTGGTATTTCAACTCAGACCATTGTAATTGGGTAGGAGAAGACCATGAATTATTTAATAAGCCCAGTAATTGGGATGAGATGATTGCTGCTTCTGTAAATGCACTTAAATCTGTTGGATTAGATATTGGATCAATCGACCTTAGGTGTCAAACTCCAAAGATTAAGAATCCTGCATTTATTGTGGTGGAAGTAAATAGTGCTCCCAGCCTGGGAATCAAGGGGCTGGAGATGTATCGTACTGAAATTGCTAAAATTATAACAAAAAAGATTGAAAATGGCGGATAATAATTATACTAAATATTGTCTAAAGATTGACGAGAATGCTGTTAACGATATGAAAACTGGCGGATGTATGTCTTTTGTTAAAAGTACATTTATGGATGGCAGTGTTAATATCGTTATCGAAAAAGATCGTATTAGTGAAGATCTTACTTATGAAGATGTTTTGCGATGGATTGAAATTGGTAATTCTCTAATATTCCCAGCAGAGTCTAAAATTGTTAAAGCTGCAGACGAGACAGCTGAGGGGTTAAGAGGCATTGCTAAAGGAGTTGATGTTATCTTGAGACCACTTTCGTCAGATTATAAAAAATATGTCTATAATGACGCTAAACGTGCTTTAGAAGGTGTTATAAAAGATTGGTTGGTAACTGAAACTAATAGGCATTATTACATTCCAATTACAATTACTAAAGAAGAGAAAGGCTCTGGATATCGTGGTTATGGATGGAATATTTGTAGTGATGACTTCCTTGTAAGAGAAACTGGTCAGGTTTTAACTGACTACTTGACTGAAGAAATTAAAGAAGCTTTATTAAACGTTCCAGAGCGACCTCATAAAGAAGAATTGTGTCTTACTATTAAAAGAAGTAATTGTGTAAGTGGACAGCATTTATTAGCAGTACTTTCTTTTTATAGGCTTACTTGGTCTAACTTATATAAAGGAGTTGTCAAGGAAACCTTGAAATTAATTGATTCAGGCATTGATCCATGGTTGGCATTTTCATATGTATGGGCAAAAGGCGCTAAAGATCCATATTATGGATTTTCAGAAAGATCATATTTATTCAATGACATGACACAAGTATTGAAGAACTTAGTTGGTCAAAGTATAAATAAATCATTCACCAACCAGCTTATGTCCCTAAGAAATATTAAACAGGCAACTGTTGCTCAATATTTAGGAGGTAAAAACGTAGCTCCGCCTGTTTTAATTTGCAGTGATTCTAGAGGTGCAAAAACGTTAACAATGGGTAAGGAGTATCTTAGCTTATATCCATTATTTAGAGGCGAGTATAAAGTAGTTTGCGATGACGGAGTTAGTCGTAGGATAAAGCATAGTAGATTTACATTAAAATAAACAAAAACAAATGAACAAAATTATTAATACATCGAATTTAACAATAGGATCAGATCCTGAATTTTTCATAGTACAAAAAGATGGAAGCGCATAT